GCTCTTCTAACAGTTCCTATACCACCAGCCAGTCCTCTTTCTATCATTGTCTGTAACTGAAATCCAAAGTTACCAGCTATATTAACCATATGTGTTACTGGTGAAGAAAGTAGAGAGTTAACATAAGCTTCCATCAATGCATCACCAAGCACCTGACGTTTTGTTCGTTCAAGATATGTAGCCCTGGCTGTCGCATTGTTAAGTGACATATATTGATGTCCATATAAGTCTATGCTTGCTTCACTAGCTTTATCTATTAACTTAGCCATATCTTCTGCAAACTTTGGTAGATTTAAATCTAACTTAGCTATGTTTCTAACTACAGCTAATCCACGACCATATTCTGAAATCGCACCTGAAAGATTTGTAGCTAATAAAGATTGTACACCAGCAAGCATTTTATGTTTTTTAAATAATTCTTTTTTTGCTTCAGGCTGGTTATCTAATCTTAAAAACTTGTTTGCACCATACTGCAACTCTTTACCCATTTTTATCAACACAACTAGTCCACCCAAGATATCTTCAGGTGGTGGTACTTCTGTTTTTAGTTGACCTTTTTCATCCTTATATACTCTTCTTTTCAACAATGAATTTAAAATATTATCAAAACCAGTTGTTTCTGCCATTGCCAGCATATCATCCATGCTTTGTGTATTTCTTCTCATAAATGCAAATAATTCTTTGTTTTGATTTTTTATATTGTTCAACAAAACATCTAAGGATTGTTCTATATTGCCTTCAAATAAATTTAGTTTTAGTTGACCTTTCTGATCAAACAACTCACCGATACGGCCCATATTAAGACCAGGGCCTTTGTATCCATCTTCCTTCAATGCCTGGTTAAGAGCTTTTATTTCTGTATCATCAAGACCTTTGATAATCACATCTCCACGACTACCCTCAGTAACAAGCTTTGCTTCAGGCTCGCCATATGATCTTTTCTCAGCTTCTGTGCCATACTCTTTGAGAAACTTTGTAAACTTACTAAGACTCATCGGCACTCTCCTCGTATTCTGCACCACCACTATCTAACAATGTCATACCTCCTAGAGATAGAAGAGGTGAAGTGCCGGTAAAAAATTCTTTAAAAACTTGATCTTTTGATTTTTTAGTCAATTGTGATGTGACATCAATTCTATCTTCTAATAACTCTATAATAGTTTTAGGTTCTGATAATAAGTTTGTTCTATCACCAAAATTAAACCACATTAGTGCTTGTGCTTCTGCTGGCTTGATATTTAACCTTTGCCCAACTTTTTTGTTTATTTCATGAAAAATTCCATATTCAGGCTTTGACGGCTTGCCATCTATCATTTGTTTTTTGAAACTGTCATCAAGATCAAGTGCATTTAATGATGATGGGTCTTTCTTGTATTGTGCTTGTTTTGGTTTTTTAATCCATTCTATAGGCACACTACCTGGCTCAATATCATTCATTGTAAGTAGTATTGCTCTTATATTATGTGTATCGACTGTAGAAGGTTCTAAGTTACCTGAAACATTCTCTGCAAAGCTAAAAGGTTTTGGGTTTGTGTTTATATTTAGCTGACCAACTTCTGATTCATTAATTAATTTAAGATGAAGCCCACCAGGATTGATTATCATCGGATAACCTTTTTCATTGATGCCTTCACCACCTGGGCCAACAATTTTTGTTACCGGTATATTTTGATTTTGTTTTGCTGAGACTAGTGAAGCATTTAACATATTTTGTGCAGTCTCTGTCCTAGGGCTAGTTACAGCATAGTTTGTTGCAAACATAGAAAGTTTTTCTTTTGCTGTATTTTCATCTATGCCTAGCTCTTTTGCTTTTTCTATTATTGGTGCAGTGTTGTAGAAAAATTGTTCTTTTGACCCAACCTTACTTCTAAGTTTTTCTGCAATAGCATCTGCTATAGCATCACCTTTATCTCTAACTGCTAAAGCTCTATTTTTAAGTGGGAAATTATTTGTTGATGCTGGAACACCAACATCAGATTGATCTACAAATTGTGCAGTGTAATTTCTTGAAAAATAGGGTTCGCCTGAAGGTTGAGTTCTGTCCTTTATAGGTTTGGACATTTCCTCATTTCTAATTTTTAGGACACTAACAAGGTTGTCTTTTAGTCCTTGTCGGGTACTAGTTTCCATCCCTGACGGATCAATGCTTCTGTCAATAGCTTCTCTTTTTCTGAGGAACTCATCTGCTTTGTCAGCCGAGTAAGTTCCACCTTGCTTGAGCTTTTCGATTCCTTCGAGGGTGTCTGTGTATTCAAAGTTTCCAAGGTCAAATATTCCTTCCTGGTTACCAGCTAATGCAGTGTACAATGCATCGTCTTTTTTATCAATCAAATTAACAGCATCAAGATAATACATACCATCATCTTTGTTTAACCAGCCCCCAGCAAGTGCTTCCATATCAGGGTTGGCTTTTTGTAGCTCTTCAACATTCCTTACTAAATCTCTAACCATCCTTGGGCTAAACTCTTTTTTATCTATTTTAATTTCTAAAATTTTGCTTGGAGCTACTGCTATACCTTTTGCCGGTGATTCAAAATTATTCATACTTATTGTAAAACCATCAGGGTTCTTTTTAATAAATTCAGCTAATGCATTTGCTTGCCTTCTTTGAGCAGAAAATTGAGCTATAGCTGTTTTAACTGGTTTATCTAATGCACCAGCACCCATAGATGATAGGGCAGTGCCACCACCATCTAAATCAAGTTCTCTTTGTGCTTTGTCTCCAATTTTCTCTAGGCCTTTCTTAATTACCTTCGGACCTTTAGTAACTGTACCACCGACACCACCAAACTCACCAGCAGTGAAACCGGACTTAGCATCCTCTTTTAATTTAGGGTCAACATTAAGACCATCAACATAATTATCAAAAATACTTTTGTAATATTGTGATCCCAGGTTAGCTTTTGAAAACTCATTGAAACCATCTACGAATGCATCTATTCTTTGACCATCCTCAGCAGATACTGCATCCTTTATACCTACAAACAATCCAGCGATGTCAGGTATAGCACCAGCCGTAGCACTACCAGCACCAGCCAACATACTACCAGCAGTTGTTACTATACCTACAAAAGCATCACCAACTGAATCATACCTGGTTTGATCACCACCTTCTAAACCAATAGTAGTTTCTTTACCAAAATGATACTCAACAGTTTTGCCAGTATCTCTTAGATCATTGTATTCTTTTATAGCTTCATATACATCGGTCATCTTGTCAGTACCTTTTTAAGATTGTCAGAAAAGGTTTTATATTCTCTTTGTGTAAATGGCTTACCATCGCCAAACAACTTACCTTTATTTGATGCAATGAACTCTAGAACTTCTTCATGATCTGTCTTTTCAAACTCATTAAGTTTTGGAAATGCACTGCCAGCAGTAGTTTTTATCTTATCGTAAACATTATTAGCTTTTGAGATGTTCTGTTCTTTTACTTTGTCCAATATTTGTGTTTTAAAATTATCAAACTTTTTCTTAGTCAAATCTTCTAAATTAATATCTTTACCTTCTGCCTGAGCATCTTCTAATGCCCGGCCAAGTTCTGCTTTGATCTTTTTGTATTGTGCTAAAGGTTTTAAAAACTGATTTCTTTTAGCTAGGTTGTCAATTATTTTAGGATCAAATCCAGGAAACTCAGTATTGAAATAACCAGTTAGATCATTAAGAGCTAGTTTCATTTTATTGTTTTGTGTAGTTTTTAACTCACCTCTTAATTCATCTAATTGTTTTGAATTTAAATTTTTTGCACTAAGAGATAATGCTTGTGCTGTAAGAACACCTCGATCAGACAAATCTTTAAGTGAATTGTAAACATCAAGATCACCTTCATCTTCTGCTTTTAGAAACTTTTCAGATAAAGAAGTGTGTAAATTACGATCAATGTCTAATAATTCTAGTTCTTTTAATTTTGTTTTTGCTAAATCAAGGTCTCTGTTTTTTTCACCAAGTGCAGAAAGTATTTCAATGTTTAGATCAGCTATCTTCTGTCTTGACCTAAGTTCTGAATTTTCATCATCTTGTTTTTCTGCATTAGCTATTTCTTTTGACTGAGCATTTAGGTCTTTGTAAAGCTGTGTTACTTGCTCAGTATCCATTGATTTAATGATACCTTTTATTCTGTAATCTACATTTTTGTAATCATTACTTCTGATGGCCCTGGCAACTACACTATGCTTACCACTTTGCAAGGTTTTACCAAGAATATATTTAGATTTGAAATTTGATACTTCGCCATCATAGTCTTTAACAAAATTATCATAAGTAGTTGATGAAGTAGCAAAAGTAGACAAATCACTTAAAAAATTAAATTTTTGTAAATTAACTGCTGAGTTTTTATCTTTCGTATCTAAAATTTTTAGAATACTTTTTTCATCAGGTGCTTCATCAACTATCTTTGTTAGTGTTGTACTAAGATCATCAACATAAAGATTTATCTTAGCTAGTTTTTTTGCTTTGAGTACCTTCAGACTTTCGTTTGCTTGCTTGACTGCATAGTCATGATACTTAGCCGATGAAGCAGTATTTATAGTTGCTGTTAATCTTTTACCGAGAATAGGTGATACCTGGCCAGCTAATTTAGAATATTGTAAAGTTATGGCATCTAATCCGGTTGCTAGGTCATCAGCATCTTGATTTGTTGCTATTGCATTTTGAACAGTCTCACTAATAAGTTTTTTGGCTGATAGTTCTAATTCTGTTTCTAATACTGTTATGCTTGCTTTTCTACTAGCTCTACCAAATACAGTGTTTCTATCTCCCAATCTATTTTCAATCTCTTCTCCTGATAGAGACTGATCTCTGAGTTGTTTTTCTGTTATAGCATTCTTTGCACCAAACTCAGCACCTTCTATTTGTGCAGTAGTTTCTGCTCTTTTAAAAAAGAAGTTTGACATTTTATCCAGGTTTGATGCCAGCACATTCATAGTACGAACAGCTTCCTGGCTACCAACACCTGATGGACCTCTTACTGATACAAGAGATATTCTTTGCTGTAATGTTGGAAACCTTGTCCTAGCCATTATGTATAATATCCTTTGAATCTTGTTGGGCTACTTGATCCACTGTATGCATCATTTGAATACATTGTATTTGTTGTTGACCTAGTTGTTGTAGTCGTATTGTTTGCCGGTGGACCACCAATAGACTGATATTGCATGATACCAGCACTTAATGTGCCTAGAGCATTAGCAACACCCTGGGCCTTTGCTTCTCGACCAGCCCGTCTAAAATCTTCTGCCTGGGCTTTTGTCTGCATCTTAATAAATAATGCATTATCTTTTGCTGTAGCAAAATCCTGGAAGGCTGGTTTTAAAATATTGAATGTACCAAAATCAACTGGTGTTCCTATGTTTGGTTCTAATCCACCAGCCCTGGCTGTTGCTGTTACACTAGCTAAAGCTTTTCTTGCATTTCTTAATGCTTCATTTCCTTGCTCTTTTGCTTTTACACCTTCAACTCTACCTTCAAGTTCTGTAAATTTAGCTTTTGATTCATATGCTAGTTTGGCTTCTTTACCAGCCTGATATTGCATCAAGGCTGAAGCTCCGGCTAATACTAATGCTATCTCTGCCATATCATTGCCCCATAGATAATTTGTATTCGACAGATAAAACTGTTGCGAATAATGGTTGTGTCATTGTGAATGTGATTTGTGCTGTATCACTGTATCCAAGTAATGGACTAATTCTTTTCCGGCCAGTAAATGTATTCGGCACTGATCCCATAGTGTAAGGTAAAGTTTCTAAGGGAACTTCTGATCCATTGATCGCTATGTTCTGAGTTCTATCTAAAACCGGTGTAACTTCTAATATTCTTTTCTTACGACTAACTCCAACACCGGATGACAACCTGGGTTCTGCTGGTAAAGTTTTAACTTCAACAGAATAGGGAAGGCCAACCTCAACAAATGTTGTTGGTGCTTCATCAATAGTTATAGCTCCACTAGATACAGTCTTATCTAATAAAACAAAATTATCTCTTACTACATCTACAGTTTTACCTTCCAGGTGAGATAGGTTTGAACAAGTTGTATTACCTGGTAAAGATTGATCAGGACTAGTTGCCCCGGAGAAGTATTGTATGTTGGCATCTGTTGTTCTTTGATCATCAAACATCTCAACATATCTTTTTGTAGCACCATTGATTGTTCTTTCGGTAGCCACATAAATGTCAGTAATATCAACGGCTACGTCTAAAAACTTACCATCTGTGATGAACTCTGAAGGAGCTACAACATTCTGTGATCGTAAGATAGAAAAGACAGCCATAGACCCATCAGTATCATTGGTGATCAAAAGAAGGTCACCATCATCAGTATTGGTTGCAACACGAAGTGCCATTGACCGGGGAGACTTCAGCAAGTGTGATGCTAGTAGAGAAACATTATTAGCATTGTAATTTAGATCAACGTCACTAAACAAAAACTCTCTTAGAGCTTTTCCTTCTCGCTGAATAAACAATGTACCACCTTCGGCAGATACTGGCTTGATGCCTTCTTTTGATCCTCGTCTTGTCGCATTTTTTATAACAATGTTTGATGGAGTGATTGGATCAAGTGTAGCTTGTGGAACAAAGAACTCAGCATCCTGAGTAAATATCTGCAAGTCTCTACCTGATCTCATAGCAGTTATAGCATTCACTGAATCTGTAGATATAGTCACAAACAAGGCATCATCATCAAAAGCTTCACCTGGTTTGAAGTTAAAAAAATCATCTACCTTCGATCCAAACAAACTATTAGGAAGTGACTTACTGCCACCAAAATATAATCTTCCTTCATGGAATGTGCATGTTCTAAAAAAACCTCTACTGCTTGATACTGCATCTTCATAACCAGTTTCTAGCTCCCAAGCACCGGAAGCTATAGCTACATCTTTTTCAAAGAAAGGTATCTCAGTTACAACCTTTACAACAGTTGATGATGGTTGATCTACAATCCTGGCTCTTCCAAAACCATTGAGAACATTTATATATTGATCAACATGACTTCCATTAAAAACAGAAGATGAAGCAGTTAATGTTACAGTGCCATCTACAGCATCCGGAGTTATAGTTACACTTGGACTAGTAGTAGATGTTGAGAAAGCATGTTTGGGAACAGTCAAACTAATTGTAGAAAATGTCCAGGTAGAATTACTGCCACCTCTAACAATAGATTTAGGAGACATATCTTCATGGACCAGGATCAATGTATCGGCACTTTGAGTAAAGTACATACGATCAAGATCAATGTCACCCAAGGCACAAACAAGGAAGTCATTGCCTGATCCATTGATATTTGTAATCTGTTGTCCATTAGCAAAGACAAACATCCTGGTATTGCTTGTTGTGTTTTTTACAAACACAAGCATATAAGATTGTGTAGTAGAAAATTCAAAAGGAACTAATCTAATACCATCTAAGGTAGTAAATGATCCACCTAGGTGTGATGATACATCCAACATAAATCTTAGACCAGGCCGTCTTTCAAAACCACCTTGAGGTAACACCACTACGTTTTGAGCTTTTTCTAAAGCTGAAGGATATTGTTGTAAATCAACTCGGCCCAAAAGTAGGGGATCAATCTCACCTACAGTAAAGCTTGATTGGTATTGTGTTATCCTGGACATTATCGAACCTCAGTTAAAAGATAATCTGCAATAACTGGTTTTGATTGGCCACTGCCATCAGCTTGCATGGCAATCCTAAAATAACCACCTCTCATACTTTCTGATGGAGTTCCAAGTGCTATAGTTCTCCAATAATCACTTTTGGTTGTTTGATCTGTAATAGGCTCGGCTAAATGCCAGGCCATCTGATAAATAAGCATCTGTACAAAATATGCTGGCATATCTACTTCAGATACTAATCTTTGATAATCTAAAACTATTGTAGTTTCATTTGTAAATAATTGATCACCCTGAATTTCATATTCAGTTATCTTAGGCAGTGTACCAGTAGATAAAGAAGCATAGACAGCCCTGGGAACACCAACAAACATATCTGAGGGTAACTGATAAGCATACAAATAAACATTTGTGGGTGTGGTTGTAAGACGGCCTAATTGTTGTTTGGTCAATGTAAATGACCAGGGATACATGCTCAAGGTTTGAGCTTTGACACGAGGATATAGCACTGAGCAGATAGAGCTAGGGGCAGTACCATCTGCAAACGATGTGATTTGATTTGCTCCAAGAAGAAGGAGAGCTTGTGAACAAATGCTTACGTCAGTATCGCCTTCAGCCATATCCTCGCCTTTTAGTTTTTAGTCGCTATCTGTCATAGCCACAGTTGTGCCATCTGTAACGTCAACAACACTAGATGCATTAGATGCAACCATCACTATACTTAGTGTTGGTGTGTTGCTGTCATGTACAAAGATAACATCACCTACAGACAAATCATCAGACATATCATTGAAATAACCGGCTGTGTTTACAGTAGCTATTGCATCGGCTGATGTGTAAGTCCACATTTGAGGGGCTACTCCTTTTTTAGATTGGCCACCTATTGGGTTCATACCAGTTCTACTAAATGCCATGATTAACTCTCCCTACAAGTTATATCAACAAGACCATTCGCATCTATCACGATTGCTCCGGCTGAATACATTGCTGTTACTAAGAAAGAAGTTTTCTCAGGAATGTAGTTGACCTCTGTCTTTGGTGGGATACCAACAGCACAACCGATAGCATCTCTATGAAATGCTAAACAAGTTCTGTCATTAGACCCATCTTTTGGAAGTCCACCTTCATCACGATCACCAATCATATGGATTTGGAAACCCATGAATGAATTGATCTCACCTCTAACTAGAGCTTGAATTGAAGCAAAATCAGAACTGATTGCTCTTTCATCTGCAAGCAATGATGCTAGTGAGTTGGCATGGATAATCATGTGACGATCTGTAGGTGGTACTGAATTAGCATCCATTCCTTTTTTCGCTTCGATTATCTTTCCTACATTCAAATCTGATGCACTTGCAGAACCTGAAGTCACAACAGTGTTAGCCACTGTAGTGCCAGCAGAACCAGCAATAAGAGCATCAATGATGATTTGATCTTCTCTTCTTCCTATTGCATTTCCAACTAACTTTGCAAGCTCTTGTCTTTCATCAAAGTTGATTTTTGCCTGGTTGAATATGTCTGAATATTCAGAAGCAACGTAATCAACAAGAGTTGCAGTTACACTTGAAAATGTACCATTGAGTGGCACAACGTCAGTAGAAGGAGTTCTTACTGATGCTGAACCTTTTGCCAAGATTGGAAACTTTGCAGTCGATCCTTCTACTCCAGTTCTCATACGAGCAACATTTCTTAAAATAGCAGATGACTGATAAGCTTGATGAACCTCGGCTTCAAACAGCGTTACAAACGCTGGACTTAAAGTTGTAGCCATTAAAGCTTCTCCATAGTTAAGTTATTACATCGTTTTGGTTACCGGAAAATCCGACCTCAACTTTTATACAAGTATGATCGGCTGACGAGAGTTATCGATCTAACTAGAAGATACACCAAGATATAGTGCTTTGTAAACCCTAGAATACATATCTAGTATTTATACACCAATATTATGTGCCGTAAGCTTCGTTAAACTTTCTCTCAACACCTTTTCTGTACACTGGATCAGTTTGGTATCTAGGATCAGCTACCATAGCTCGTAACTCATCTTTGTCAGGTTTATCACCTGGTATTGAGATTGTAGGTATTTCTTGTTCACCAATCATACCTCTAAGCTTTTGAATTACTCTTATGCCTTCAGCAGTGCCACCAAGCATTTCAATTTCATTGTAATCAGATTGGTTGAATGTACCATCATTGAGCATCTTTTGATTCCATCTAACATTTGATTGGATAATCTCAGAAGCATTCGGTCCTATCTTTTCTCTTTCTTTTTGTACATCAAACTCAGCTTCTTGCTCTATACCACCAGTGACCTCAATCACTTTATTGATCAATCCGGTAATAGATTTATTTGATAATTGTTTTTCTTTGCCAAACTCTAGAACAGCTTTGACTACTTCATCATTTGGATCAACTTGTACCTCAGATAAATCGTATTCATCCGGTGCTGTCTCACCTAACTTCTTCTCCAGGTGATTAATGCTTTTAGCCATGTTCTCAATGTTTGGACCATCTTTTTCATCCCAAAATTTTTCGGGAAACCAATCGGGTCTTTCATAGACTTCGCCTTCTCCAAGTTCCTCTTCTGCTCCAGCTTCTTCATTTTGGATGTGAGAGATTCCTTCTTCTTCGACATTGTTGTCCTCGCTTTCTATGTTCTGAGCTTCTTCTGCCATAAGGCCAGTAGCTTGCTCCTGAGTAGTTTCTTCAGCTACATCTTTTTCATCATTCATTATTGCATCTCCTCATACGTTGAATAATTTCTCTTACAATCGAGTTTTGCCCCTCTCGTGAATATCCAAAAGAAGCATCACTGCCAGGTGTCCAGGCCGGTTGATCTATGGTAATTGAACGTAAATGATTCAATACTTTTTGACCTTCTTCTGATGAAAACACTCTCATGTAAACTTTATCTATTTCACTAGGTTCATTGCTAAAAACCATTTCGGGATCATCAATCCCATCCCAACCATTATTGCTGTTGAGGTATCTGATCTTCTGTGCCTGGTTCTGATCCATCTAACATTCCTTGTTGTTGTGCTATTTGTGTAGCTTGTTCTATTAGTGCCTGACGTTCTTGAGGTGTAGTTCTCAAGCTTGCTGGTATCCCTAAATTCTCAGCTATAAAATCCATAGCCTTTTCCTGGTTTAGATATAACTGTCCTTGTGGTCCTAAGCTTTGAGTTATTCTCATAAAGTTCATAACTTCGTTTACTCTTTCCATGTTCTGAGCCATAGCAAGGGGAGCAGTAGGGCTGATCTTGACTTGCAGTCCATTGACCTTCAATGGCAGTTCTATCATTCCTAGGTCATTCATAACCTCTAGAGTTCGCCTAACAATCGGATACATAGTTTCAGATATCAATCTTCCAAATGCTGATCCTAGGTTCTGCGATAACTGTTTGATACGTTCTTGAACTTCTGTTGCTGACCTGGCAGACATATTGTCCGGTGGCAAGCTTTCATCCAGCATGATTGTCTTGATAGATGATATAAGATCATTACTGGTAAACTGAGTAAGACTAGCATCACCACTTCTTGGTAGAGGTGTCAAAGATGCTCCGGCTGGACCACCATTTCTAGCCACTGGTATGATTGCCCCTGGCACGATACGAACTGTATTAGGATTGAGAACACCATCATCAGTTGCAGTAAAAACACCACCGATAGATAAACTAGCATTCTTCAAAGATAATTCTTTAACTTTATTGAGTGACCGGATGTCAGGTAGGGCAGTTAGTACCGGACCTCTTCCATATCTTTCACCAGCAGTTTTCATGTATCGTGAGACTACCCAGGGGAAACTATTAAGTTCTCGATATACAAGTTCTTCATCTCCACTTTGTGAGATAATCTGATAATGTATCTTGCCACTTGTTTTATCGTAGTATGTTCCTTCAATCATCTCTACCATCTCAGTAGGATCATTTTGATAACGACTAGCCATAGCTGGTGGTATTTTAATATCAGGAAATTCTTGATCTAAAACTTCAAAAGGTCTCTTTAACCTTCTGTAAATCCTCTCAACATTACCTCTTGGACCTTCATCAAATGAAATCAAAAATGTAGGGATTGCAGTATATCTTATAGGTTCAACATCATCTCCGGGCTGAATAAGTAAAACAGCAGTTCCTATTGCAAGCTCCATAAGAAACTCACCCATAGCCATATCAAACCTAGATTGTCTCATGACTGAGAACATCTGCTCTGAATATTTATCTAGGATTTGTTGAACTTCTATCTGTCGTTCTTCAGGTATTTCTTCTCCTGGGGTCAGTCTACACCAAGATTGCTGGGGAGGAAACAGACCTGATTGTATTCGGTTAGCAAACTTTTGTGTAGACTGAATTGCTGTTGAATCAAACACCCTAGACATTTTATCTTGTCCAGGAACATTACCTTCATAGTATCCATCGTATAGATTTCTATCGGGTAGGGCATATCTGTAGGCATCTTCGTATATTGATCTCCAGTGAGCTTTCTGACGATCAGCTTGTTCATATCTTTTTTTGAGGTCTTTTGGATTTAATTTTGTCATGTCTTTTTATGCCTTTTCGCAAAGTTTCTTGCACTTTCTTCCGATCTAAATCCCCATCTTTTTAAGGCTAGGGCCTTTCTTGTAGGCCTTCCTTTTTCATCCTTCATTGGACCTTTCATCCCAGCAAACCTAGAAGCAAAAGATATTCTTCTTGGGTTAGTTCCTTTACTCAAAGGTGGTTTTAGATTTGCTCCTTCTGTTTTTTTAAAAAACTTTCTACCAGCTTCATTCAGCCCACCTTTTGGATTTTGATATTTTTTAGCTACCATCTGTTTTTAACTTACAAGCTGGACATTGAAACTCGACCTCATCACCTTCTTCAACCTTAGCCATAGCAATTTTGCAGATAGGACAAATAGGTAATTGCTTTTCAAACTTCCTAGGATTGCGAGGATACGATCTCATGCTCTTGGATTTCTACCTGGTCCTAATGTTCTTTGAGGAGCTTCTACACCGACTGTTGGATTATCTCTCATGTCTGACATCAACAAGTTTCTTCGGCTACCTCTTCGCCTGGCTATCCTTTTGGATGCTAATTTTGTTCTCTCTTCTCTCTCAGCTTCATCTGCTCGTCTTTCTCTTTCTGAAACTCTATCAAGTTCTTCTTGAGATGGACCTGGTGGGGCTGGTGTTCTTGATAAACCTAATGCTCTTCCTATTGGTCTTGTAATTGCACTCATTAGTATAATCTCCCATAAGCATAATAGTCTTTGATATCAGGGCCATATCTTTTCAATAATCCCTCTCTATGAAAGTAACATGCTTCCATCCATTTTATTGCTCGGTAATTTGTAGTCCTAACGTAGGTCTGAAGTCTATGAAGGTTTAATTTAGCTGGTGCATAGCGAAAAAACCTCAAAGCTGATTTATGAAAAGTAAGTTTTATATCTGTTAAATTTTTTGAGGGAAGCATCCAGGCTTCAGCTACACCTCTCCACAATGGATAGATACCAAAGATAGCATAGACCTGGCCTTTAAAGATTAGGGTGTATCCTAAACCATCGACTGAATAATCTTCTATATGTGGCCTTCCATAGCCTTCTATGATTTCCTGATCAACATCTCGGAACTCAGTCATGTGCATGTGTCTTGGATGAAAGGGAACTATCCTATGATAGATACCATCTAGCTTCATAACTTCCATTAATTCTTCTGATGTAAACATAAATCACCTATGCAAATACGTTGAAGTCGGTTTTAGCTACAAATGGTTGGCTGTATGATTTATTACCTCTAGTCATTCTTCTCATCTCACCACCACCAAGCAGACAATAACCAACACTATCCCCAACATGGGAATGCTCGTTTTTATTTGGTTTATCTCTGAATCTTTCCTGGCCAGCCCCTACAGCTACCCTGGTAAAGTGATAACCACCGGATAGTGACTTTCTAAGTCTAAGACATTTTCTATTGACCAAGAACCCAGGCTTGCCTTGTATCAGTCTATTCATCGGCATAGCTACTGCTTCTCGTCTAACCTTAAAATCATTTGTTGCTGTTGGCCTGGCTAATATCCCATTTGTTTTTAGAAACTCAAAAGATGTCTGCTCATAGATACCTTCTCTTGAAGCACCAGCCGGATCACCCCAAACCATAAATTCATTTTTAGGAAATCTGATTGCCATTTCTGACTTCAACAGATTCACAAATCTATCCAGGCCCATATCAAAAGTTACAATCTCATGTAAGACATGCCATGCACCATTTGGCATTTTCTGAGCAAAGACAGCCGAGGGAGTAAGTCCAAAGTCTAATCCTACTTGTACTGGTATATTCTCATCGACCTCTAGATCAGCAGACATTGTGCTATCATCATACTCAGGCCATACGGGCCTTCCTTCCTGGACATAGGTATACTTGCCTTCTGCATAGCATCTAACCCAATCTAAATTTTTACCACCCAGTAGCTGGTCATAATATCCATCAGGTAGATTATGTAAGTTCTCGGCCTTTGGATTAGTTTTAAACCAGCGACCACCAGCCGATATATAACCCTGGGCTTCAGGTATTTCTTTTGGTACATCTTTCAGTGGCACTTCAGTAACACCACCTGGTTGACGATAAAACTTCCAGGCAAACTTACCTTTTGGTTTTTCTTTCTCAGCAACTTTATACATCCAGTGATCATCATCACATGGGTTGCTATCCATCCATATTCCTCGCCAGGTACATCCACCATCAGCCATAGAAGGGTATCTTCCAACTCTATGAGACAATCCATCTATAACGGCTTTTGGCAACTCACGAGCTTCGTTTACAAATGCCCCAGTGAGTTCTAAAGAT